CAGCCGGGAGGAACGCGAGGAGCTCGAGAAGGTCGCCGCCGACGGCGGCATCTGCCGCTTCTGCGCCGGCATCCACGCCGGCTCCTCAACCCCCGCGTGCCCCCGTCTCGCGGGCGGCAAGCTCAACGGTGACGGTGACGTCGTCGAGTTCACGTACTGGCCCTCCTGGGACGCGAGCCGCGTGATCTACCCGGAGGACGTCGACGAGGAGTCGGAGGACGTGAGTGAACCCACGTGATGAGCTCATGCTCAGGCTGCGTCTGATCAACGACGCGCAGGAGCGGGGAGCCACGTGGGCTGAGATCGCGCAGGCGCTCGGCTACGCGAGCGCCAAGGCGCTCAAGAACGAGGTGAAGGTCACGGCGCGGCGGCTGCAGCGCGAGCTCTGGGCTGAGGCTGAAACGGGGGTCGCCGGTGGCGTCGACTAGGTCCATCCTGCGCGCGGCGCGCTACTCCCCCGGTGGGGCTCGGCCCACCCCGGCACCGCAGGGCGCTGGGATCGGCACCGGTTCCCTGTCACCGCTCGCGATGAACCTGGCCGACCAGCACGGCTACGCCAACGCCTACGCCGGCTTCCTGCCGCGGCCGCCGGCGACCTTTACCCAGGGCGCGTTCGGGCCGTTCAGCCCGATCCTGCCGGTTCCCGTCGACGAGCCGGATCCCGCGTCCGGTCGCGCCGACCCCCGTCGCGAGGAGTATCGCGTCGGGTGGAACCTCCCGGTCGGCACCCCCGGCTCGGAGGGCCTCAAGCTCGCGAGCTTCAGCACCCTGCGCACCCTCGCGGATCTCTACTCCGTGGCGCGTGCCTGCATTCAGCTTCGCAAGTCGGAGATCCGCGGCCTCGAGTGGGACATCCTGCCCACGCAGGAGGCGGCGAAGGCCAACCGCGGCGACAAGGCATGGTTCAAGGACTTCGGGGAGCGCCGAGCCAAGGCCAAGAAGTTCTTCAAGCGACCCGACCCAGACTACTACAGCTGGAGCACGTTCATCGACGCCTTCCTCGAGGAGGTGTTCGTGTTCGACGCCCTGTCGCTGTTCCTGCGGCCGAAGCGCGGCCGTGGCATGCGCAAGGGCCTGCTCGGCAGCGACCTCGACAGCCTGAACCTGATCAGCGGTCCCACCATTCGACCGCTCTACGACATGCACGGTGGCTACCCGGCGCCGCCGGCGCCCGCATACCAGCAGTACCTCTACGGCGTCCCCCGCAGCGACTTCATCAAGATGCTGACGGACATGGACATCCAGGATGGTGGCCTCCGCGGCAGCGAGGTCGGCCAGTTTCGGGGCGACCAGCTCCTGTATGTGCCGATGGTGCCGCGGCGGTGGACGCCGTACGGCTTCCCGCCCATCGAGCGCGCGATGATCCCGGTCCTGTCCGGGCTGCAGAAGCAGGGCTACCAGCTCGACTACTTCCGCGAGGGCACCGTCCCGGCCGTCTACATGTCGCCCGGTGATGAGAACATGACCCCGAACCAGATCCGGGAGCTGCAGGACGCCCTCAACGCGTTCGCCGGCGACCCCGCCTGGCATCACAAGATCATCGTGCTGCCGCCGGGCACCAAGGTTGAGCCGCAACGCGGCGTTCAGCTCGCGGACGCGTTCGACGAGATCGTCATGACCCAGGTCTGCATGGCGTTCGACATCATGCCCATGGAGCTGGGCATCGCCCCCAAGGTCAGCACCTCGATGTCACCGGGCGCGTCGCACCAGATGGCGAAGATGGCTGAGAACGTGGGCGAGCGCAAGGCAACCAAGCCGACGCTCATGTTCATCGCGGACATCATCAACAACATCCTCGAGTACGTCTGCGGCCAGGACGACATGCAGTTCGTCTTCGAGGGCCTCGAGGCGGAGGAGGACGAGGCCCTCATCACCGACCTGCTCATCAAGCAGGTCGAGAACGGGCTGCGCAGCGTCGACGAGGCCCGCGACAAGCTCAACCTGCAGCCGTGGGGCCTGCCGGAGACGAGCGGCCCGGTCTTCCTCAGCAAGAACGGCCCCGTTCCGTTCGGCGCGCTCACCGCCGGCGCGACGACCGGCGAGCCCGGTGCCGGCGACCCCGGCCAGCTCTCCGTCTCCGGTCTCAAGCCGGAGCTGCCCGTCACCGCGACCGGCACCGCCCAGGCTCAGAACACCGGTCAGGCCGCCGTGCCGACGCAGGCCGCCGCACCGCAGCCCCACCCCGAGACGCCTGGTCACGCCGCGGCGTCTGGCGACCAGAAGACCCCACCGCGCAGCGCGGTCAAGCCCCAGGCCACCGCGCCCGCCAAGAAGGCGGACGCGGCGTCCCTGGAGAAGGCCGCAAGCAGCGAGCTCGAGGCCCTGAGTCGTCACGTGAAGAAGGGCCGGCAGGTCAGCACGTGGGTGCCACGGAGCGTCAGCCAGGAGGCGCTCGCCCGGATCGCGCAGCACCTCGCGGAGGGTCTCGAGATCGACGACGCGATCCGCGTGGTCAAGGCGACGCGACGCGTGGTCAGCCTCAACGGCCAGGAGAGCTGGATCGACGCGGCCGTGCCGCTCAACGCAGCCGGCGGCGGTGGGCGATCCCCGGTCCGACACCTCGGCGACGGCACCGAGGTGCCCGGTGGGGTCCCGGGGAGCACGGCTGGTGGTGAGCCCCCGCGGTGGGTCTCGCAGCCGCCCAACGGCTACATGGGTGGCTTCTACGACGGCTCCGACCGGTCTCAAGCGCATCACCCTCTCAGCGGACGCGACGACCAGATACCCCTGACCCATGGTCACCAAACCGACGTCGACGCGCGACCCGGTGGCTACTGGCCACAGGGCGGCCACGGCACCGGCCAGGCGGCGATGAGCGACGTCCCCGGTGACGCGAACGACCGTGGCCGCGCGCCGAGCGTTGGCGACCTCGGTAAGCGCGTCAAGGTGCCCAAGGAGTCGGTTCACTACCGGCCGGCTGAGAGCCGCGCTCGATCCTGCGGCACCTGCGTGATGTTCCACCTCGACACCCACGAGTGTGACCTCGTGTGGGGCACGATCGACCTGATCGACGTGTGTGACCGTTGGGAGGCCAGGACCACCACGAAGGGAGCCTGCGTCGCCGCTGGCCTCGCGGTGCGCGCCGCCGACAGCGGTCGGGTGCTCATGCTGCAGCGCGGCCTGACTGACGAGGATCCAGCGGCTGGCACGTGGGAGTTCCCGGGCGGCTGCCTGGAGCCCGGTGAGCAGCCGCGCAGCGCCGCCGTTCGTGAGTGGCAGGAGGAGACCGGCTGCGGCCTTCCCACCTGCCAATTCGCACCGGGCTGGGGCACGGAAAGTGGCCGGTGGCTGGGCTTCGTCTACGAGGTCGCGTCTGAGGCCGACGTCCCCATCTTCGACGGCCGCGACCACGTCACCAACCCCGACGACCCCGACGGGGACCAGGTCGAGGCGCTCGCGTGGTGGGACCCAACCCACTTGGTCGACAACCCGTCGGTACGAGCCGAGCTGCGCGACGATCTGCAGCTCATGCTCAACGCCCTGGCCCGAGCCGCCGTGAACAACGACGCCGCGCGAGCGGCTACCGCCGACGAGGTCGCGACCCTGATGGGCCGGAACTTCAGCCCCGAGGGCTACACCTGGGTGCACGACGCGACGTGGGTCGGCCCCCTGGACGTCCGCGTGAGCTGGATCGACTTCAGCAACGAGGCGCGGTGGGCGGCTCACCACGAGGACGCCGCCGTCGACCACTTCGTTGAGCGGCTGCGAGCCGGCGAGACCCTGCACCCCGCCGTCCTCGTCGACACCCCTCACGACCCCAAGCTCAAGGTAATCGACGGTCACCATCGCGCCCTGGCCGCCCAGCGCCTCGGCAAGCCCCTCAACGCGTACGTCGGCACCGTCCACTCCGTGGTCGGGCCGTGGGACGAGGCGCACTCGTTCCAGATTCACCACGGCGACGACCACCTCAACAAGACGACCGACTGACGGAAAGGAAGCCGTGTGGCCGCAACCCTCACCCCCGACGGCGAGCTGACCTACTTCTCGTTCCCCATCGAGAAGACCGAGGAGACGGCCGACGGCGACCTCATCGTCTACGGCAAGGCAACCGACGGCACCGTCGACAGCGACCTGCAGATCGTGGACCAGGACTGGTCCGCGAAGGCGATCCACGAGTGGCTCCAGACCGGCGGCAACCTCCGCGTTCAGCATCAGGCTCGGCGGGACCCAGCCGGCAAGGGTCTCGAGGTGGAGGCAACCCCCGAGGGTCACTTCGTCAAGTCTCTCGTCGTGGAGCCCGTGGCCAAGGAGCTCGTTCGCAAGGGCGTCCTGACCTGCTACTCGGTCGGCATCACCCTCCCGGATATCGTGCCGGACCCCACCGGCAAGGCCATGAACGGCATCATCCGCGGCCGACGCGACGGCCTCACCAAGATCAGCGAGATCAGCCTGGTCGACCGCGGCAGCAACTTCAACTCAAAGTTCCAGCTCGTCAAGGCCGCCGGCGAGAGCGGTAAGCCCGAGTTCGTGGGCAAGATGCTCATCGACCCGGCGCTCAACGGCACGGTCGTGACGAGCTCGACCGCACCCGCTGGCAGCGTGGTCACCCCGGCCGACGTCGCCAAGGTGTTGACCGGCCACGAGGGCGTCGCGAAGCGGAACGCTGACCCCGAGGAGCTCAACGTGAGCGATAGCGAGAAGGCGGTCGACGTCGAGACCACGGCGACCGAGGACGTCACCGAGACGAAGACCGTCGAGGAGCCGACCACCGTCAAGGACGAGGACCCGGACGAGGTGAAGGCCGGCTCCACCGGCGGAGGCAGCGGCACGAGCGGCGGCAGCGCCGGGGCGGG